TAAAAAGATTACAAGAGAACCTTTTGAAGTCGAAGAATTAAGTGATGCACAATTCCCAGCATTATTTGTGCAATCGGGTGACGAAACAAGGGAAGTGTCAAGCATAGGTGATACGGGTGCTGGAACTTACAGGGGTACATTAGATTTTTTGATTGTCGCTTTTGGAAAAGGCACAACAAGCAATATTGATACAGTTAGAAATCAAATTATTGAAGTTATAGAAGAAACACTTGATAATGATGTAACAAGAAACGGAAACGCTATTGATACACAGATTATTGAAGCAACAACAGACGAAGGAACAATTTATCCCTATGGCGGGGTAAGAATAACTGTTAGAGTAATATATGAATTTACAAGAGGGAGTGCATAATGGCAAAACAAATCACAATGTCAAAAGATGACATGATTATTCGATGTTCAGAAGACCATATAGAACATTTTAAAAAACTTGGTTATAAAGAAGAAAATAATACTTCAAAGAAATCCGAAAAAATGTTAAAACCAAAAGAAGAAGAAAAGGAGTAAAGCATGGCTACACATCACGGAAAAGAGGGAGTTGTTACTATTGGTGGAACAACACTTGGTAATGCAACTGGATTTACAGTTGATACAACACACGATGTTGTCGAAGATACAGCATTAGGGAGTTCAATGAAATCTTTTTTAGTCGGTAGGGGAACATATACCGCTAATATTGACATGAACTTTGATGAAACCGATAGTGGTCAAACAACATTGGTACAGGGTGCTGAATTAACATTTGCATTTTTACCCGAAGGCAATGCAAGTGGCGATAGAAAGTTTAGTGGCACAGGTATCGTAACTGGAATGTCAGTTGGTGTTCCTTTAGATGGTGTTATTACAAGAACTGTTACTATTCAAGGCACAGGCGGTCTAACAATCGGCACAGTTTAATTAAGAGTTAAACATGGCAGATAACAAGATTGATTATTTTAGTGGTGTTCGTGACCATTTTAATAGCCTAGAAACACAAGTTATTGAAGTACCCGAATGGGGGCTGGTAGGGGATATGGCTATCCATACCAAGCCTTTTAATATGCTTGAAAAGCAAAAAATATTTAAAGGTGCTACTAATACAGATTTGATTGTTTTAATTGATGTAATTATCGAAAAGGCTCTTACAAAAGATGGCGAAAAAATGTTCAATGCTGGTGATGTTTTAGGTTTTAAGAAAAAAGCCGATACAAATGTCATTGCAGAAGTTGCTACAAAAATAATGGGAACAGGAAACCCCGATTTAGAGGACTATAAAAAAAACTAAAAGATGATGTTGAACTTCATAATATTTTTAGTTTAGCCGAAAAGCTACATAAAACAGTTTCCGAAATCTTGCTAATGTCAGTTGATGAATTTTATATGTGGTTAGCGTATTATGAAATTCAGAACCAAGAAAGAGAAAGACAAGAAAGATTGGCACAGGCAAGAAGATAAATGGCAACTAAACAAGTAAATATAGATATTATAGCCAAAGATAAAACACGTATGGCTATGAGGTCAGCCCAAATGGGTATTGATAGGGTAAAAAATTCAGTATTTAATTTAAGAAATGCCTTTTTAGGTATTGGTGCTGGTTTTATTGCAAAAGGTTTTTTAGACACAGCAAGAGAAGTTGAAAGACTTCAAGTAAGATTTAAATTTTTATTTTCAGATGTTGAAGAAGGTGAAAGGGCTTTTAAAGGCTTAATAAAATTTGCTAGTCAAGTTCCATTTAGTCTTGAAGAAATCCAAAGAGGTTCAGCAAATTTAGCTGTTGTGTCAAAAGATGCCAAAGAACTAAACACATTGTTAAAAATTACAGGTGATATTGCTAGTGCTTCGGGTTTAGATTTTCAAACTACCGCAGAACAAATACAAAGAACATTTTCGGGCGGTATAAATTCAGCAGATTTATTTCGTGAAAGAGGTGTTAAAGCCTTACTGGGATTTGAAGATGGTGTTCAAATATCAGCAGAACAATCAAGACAACATATTTTAAAAGCATTTAGAGAAGGCACATTATCGGTAGTTGGTGCAAGTGATGAAATGGCAAAGACTTTTGACGGAACTTTGTCAATGATTGGCGATAAATTTAATTTATTTAAAATGGCTGTAATGGATTCAGCCCCCTTTGATTTTCTAAAAAGGGGTGCAATGGTGCTTGAGCAAGAACTTGAAAAAAACTTTGGAAGTATTGAAAAAGCTGGACAATCGTTTGGTAAAGCATTTGTAGAAACATTAAAAGATATTCTTATGGGCGGTGCAATGGTTTTAGATTTTTTTGCCCCGATGTTTACATTTTTAAGGAAATCTATTGTCAATTTAATTGAAATAGCACAAAGAGTACCAGCCCCATTTGATACTTTAGGAATAATTGGTTTCTTAATGCTAGGAAGAAAAGGTAAAGCCCTAGTATTTTTAATTGGTGGATTTATAGACAATATTAGAAGCGGTTTAGGAAGCATTTTAAGTGGAATGATTTCTATTGAAGAATTTGCAAACAAATTTACATTGCAAAAATATTTTGATTCAAAAGAACAAAAAGAATTTGTAAAAAGAATGGAAGAATTAAAATTAAGGGTAGAAGAATTAAAAACACCCCTTACAGATTTAGAAAAAAAGCAAGGTGAATTAGGCGATACAAGCGATAAATCAATGAAAACGATGAACGCTGGTTTTGACATTGCTATTGGCAAATCAACTAAGTTTCAAGATTCTATGAAAAAAATATTAGAAAAATTTGATAAAATAAATTTAAAAGCCAAAGAATTTAATAAAACACAAAAAAATGCTTTAGAAGGTTTAAGCGGTCAAGAAACAAATATCTTACCACAGAATATTTTACCCGATATTGGGTTAACTGGTTCGGAAATGAATGTAGGCTCAAGCCCAAAGATTATAGCTTTACAACAAATGGCAGATTTAGAACTTGAGATTGAAAAAGCAACAGCTATTAAAAGATTGGAAATTGCTAAAGACACAGCAAGAAAAGAGAAAGAAATCATGCAACAATTTAGAAATGATAATCTTTCGGTTATTAGAAGCGGTAAATTTCAAGAATTAAAACTAGAAAATTTAAGCGAGAAACAAAAGAAAGAATTACTTGTTACATCGGGTAGAGAATTATTAAATCAATTAGCACAACAAAATAAAACAGCTTTTAAACTTAATAAGGCTATAAGTATGGCTGAAGCGGTGCAAAATACAGCTAGAGGTGTAACAAAAGCGTTGGGTGTTGGTAATATTCCAATGGCTATTTTAATTGGTGCATTAGGTGCTGTTCAAATAGCCACGATTGCCAAAACAAAATATCAAGGAAGAAGGCTTGGCGGTAGAATGAACAAAGGTGAGCCTTATATGGTAGGTGAAGCTGGTGCAGAAATGGTTGTTCCCGATGCCCCTAGTACAGTTATACCCAACAATAAGTTAAATTCAGTAAGTCAGCCCGTTACAGTAAATTTTAATATAAATACTGTTGATGCAAGAGGTTTTAATGAATTATTGGTAAACAGTAGGGGTACAATAATAAATTTAATAAATAGTGCAGTAAACGAAAAAGGTAAAATGGCAATAGTATGAGCGGGGTATTACCAAACACAGATTTCACAGCAATTAATCTAAAAAGTAACCAAAAAACTCTTTTTAGTGAAACAGATAGTGGCAAGACTTTTAGAAGGCAAGTTCAAGGTCAACATTTTAGTTTTACAATACAATATCAGCCGATGACACGGGCAGATTTTGCCCCCATACAGGCTTTTATTATGAAACAAAGGTCAAGAAAAGAAGATTTTACAGTTACTTTTCCTAGTTATTTCAATGCTTTAGGTAATGAAACTGGTACATTACTTGTTAATGGAAGTCATGCTGTTGCAGATACCACAATAGCTATAGATGGTTTTGCTGGTGATGGTGCTGGTAGATTAAAAGCTGGTGATTTTATAAAATTTGCACATGATAAAGTCTACATGGTTGTTGAAGATGTAACTTCATCAAGTAATTCTGCAACAGTAACAATAGAACCACCATTAAGGGAAGCATTAACAAATAATAGTTCGGTTACATATGATAGTGTCCCATTTAAAGTTTATTTAACAAGTGATGTTCAAGAATTTAGCACAAGTTCAAATGATAAAAATGGTAATTTACTTTTTTCTTATGAATTCGATGTTCGAGAAAGTTTATAGTGGCTAGAGGTCTATCAAGTGCAGTAAAAACAGAATTAGCAACGGGGAATATTGACCCTGTTTTGTTAATTGAAATTGGTTTTTCTACACCAGTATATTTAACAAATGCTAGTTTTGATGTTGTTTCTAGTATTTCGGGTTCGTCAAGAACATATTCAGCAAATGGACATTTGAGAAATATTACAACTGTAAGCGAAACAAACAATCCAACAAAAAATTCTTTGATTGTAAGTTTATCGGGTGTTGACCAAACTTATATAGCTGGTGCATTAAATGAAAATATTATAAATGATAATGTTTATGTCTATAGAGGGTTTTTTGATTCAAATTTTTCTCTAATAGCAGACCCTTTTTTATTATTTTATGGCACAATAGATAGTTTTAAAATTAGTGATAACACACAAAAAGCAACAATAAATTTAACAGCAACGTCACATTGGGGAAACTTTTCAAAAACAAATGGAAGAACAACAACTGATAATTCACAACAAAGATTTTTTAGCGGTGATAAAGGCATGGAATTTTCGGCATTAACTGTTCGTGATATTAAGTGGGGCAGATTATGAGTATACATTTATACAATGCAGAAAAAAAAGATGTTCAAATTGTTTGCGATTTACTTAAAACATTTAAAGATGAAGATTTACAAAATTTAGATTATCCCGAAGTTGATGATAAAAAATTAGAAAATTTTATAAATGTTATGTTGGTAAAAGGAAAAGTAATTCTTCTTAAAGATTTAGATTTAGATGATATTTTAGGTTGTGCAATTTTCAATAAAACAGAATATTGGTTTAGTAAAAGTGAATGTATTCATATACATACAATTTACATTAAAAAGAATTATAGAAATTTCAAATTAGTGACAGCATTATTTGAAGCTATAAAAAAAGTTTCAGATAATTTACCGATGTATTTACCCGTAACAAGCGGTTTAAATCTTGACCCAGTATTTAATAAATTAGGTTTTAAAAATCTTGGTTCGAATTGGAGATATAATTAATGTGTAATCCATTTGAAGCTATAGTTGATGTAATAGAAGATGTTGTTGAAGTAGTTGTAGACGTTGTTCAAGATGTTATTGGTTGGCTTGTTCCTGTTCCCGATATTCCCGATTATGGGGAAAATTTACAAGAACAAACCGCAAGGGGTGTTTTAGTTAATAAAATTAATGCAAATGCTAATATCCCTATTATTTACGGAACAAGAAAAGTCGGTGGAAACATTGTTTTTTTAGAAACATCGGGAACAGATAATCAATACCTTTACATGGCATTAGTATTAAGTGAAGGCGAAATAAATGCTGTTTCATCATTAATAATAAACGATAATACAGTAACTTTAAGTGGGACACTAACCGATGGGACTCAAAGAACTGTAGCTAGTAGTGATGCTAATTTTTATTCGGGAAGCAGTTTAATAACTGTAGAAGCACATTTTGGAACAGATAGTCAAACAGCTTCAACATTATTATCAACTTTGTCTTCATGGACAAGCAACCATAGATTAAGAGGTTTGGCATATTTGGCATTAAGATTTGAATGGAATCAAGATAAGTTTGGTTCATTACCAACTGTTCAAGCTATAGTGCAAGGTAAAAAAGTTTATAATCCAAATCTTGATAGCACAGTAACAGGCGGAAGCGGAAGCCATAGAGCCGACACAAGCACAACATGGGAATATTCAGACAATCCAATATATCAATTATTAGATTACTTGCGAAACGATAGATTTGGTATGGGAATAGCAAACAGCTATTTTGATACCAATTTTGCAGATTGGCAAGTTGCGGGAGATGTTTGTGATACCAATATAACCCCTTATAGTGGGGCAAGTCAGATTGATTTAATGGATAGCCATACAGTTGTAGACACTTCAAAAAAAGCTATTGATAATGTTAGAGATTTTATTAGAGGTTCAAGGTCTTATTTAAATTTTTCTGCGGGTAAATATAATATTTTAGTAGAAACAACAGGTTCAGCTTCGATTACATTAACAGAAGATAATATTATTGGGGGTATATCGGTACAAAGTAAAAATAAAAACTCAAGATATAATAGGGTTATTGTAAGTTTTATAAATCCCGATAAAAATTATCAATCAGATACAGCACAATTTCCACCAGTAGATGAAACTGGTTTGGCAAGTGCAGACCAACACGCTACCATGAAAACAGCAGATGGCGGGTTACTTTTAGAAGGTAGGTTTGATTTTTCTATGTTTACAAGCCCATACCAAGCCCAAGAGATGGCAGAAATCATTTTAAGGCGGTCTAGGTCAAGTTTAGATATATCTCTCACAGCAGACGCTACAGCCCTTGATTTGGCTATTGGTGATTTGGTAAATATTACTCATGCAACACCAGCATTTTCAGCAAAAGCATTTAGAGTGCAAGGTCTTTCTATAAATCCCGACCATACTGTTAGTTTACAATGTTCAGAACATCAAGATAGTTTTTATACTTTTGGAACACAACAAGAAGTTGCAACAATTCCATCTACAACCTTGCCAAATGTTTTTACAGTACAGCCCCCAGCAAGTGTTACATTATCAGACCAGTTAATAGAGTATAATGACGGAACTGTTATTGTTGCTTTAGATATAGCAATCGGGGCAAGTACAGATAAT